ATTTCGTGGATTGGGTTCATACTTTTTTGGCGTGTACCCGCTTGCCGAGCGCTTCTTCCACTGGGGCGGCTTCAACTTCAACCACGACGATCTTGCCGCCGATGTTCTTCAGATTGTCGATATGACCCCAGCGGTCTTCAACGTAAGCCGCCACGTCTTTAACTTCGACTTCTTCGTCTTTAATGCCGGACGAGTATTCAATCTTGATCTTCATTTTTTGCCTTTCAGTAAACGTGATTTTGCCTTGCCGCCTTTTTTCATTGCGCTTGGAACCAAACCAGAGGGGGCTACACCAGTTGGCGAAACACCGGACGGGGGAACTCCGAGAATCGGGTTAACGGGTTTTCTCTTCGCGCCTTTTGCCTTTGCCACGATAGCAGCCACTAACTCCGGTGGGATTGCACCGCCTGTTGCCTTTTTAACAGTTTTGCATGCTGCCATTTAGATCTCCTAAAAAAGGGAAGCCTACTTGCTCGTCAGCGTTTCCGCCAACTGTCCGTCGTTCGTGTTCACGGCGTTGGACTCCGGTTGCTCCTGCATCAAGGACGCCTGCTGCCCGAGTTTCAGTTTCTCGACGATGATGTTCGCCAGGTTGTCTTGGGTGTTCTTCATCAGTTCCGTTATCTGGTGTTCACGGTTCTTGTTTTCACCCTTCATCAGTTCAATATGGGCGGCCATTTCTTCCCGGCGCTGTTCGCCTTCCAGCTTCATCTGGGCAATCGCCGTCTCGGCTTGCTGTTTCATCTGTTCGATCTGGAGCCGTGCATCCTCGCGCTGCTGTTCGGCCTGAAGTTTCGCTTGGTCGTACTGCATGTCACCCTGCATCTTCGCCTGATCCGCTTGGAGTGTGGCCTGATCCATTTGTGTCTTGCGCTGTATTTCCGCCATCCCTATCTGAATAGCCGCTTGGCTTGACGGGTCAAGTGGTGGCTTGGGCGCTGAGGCCGTGGCTATCTGCATCGCTTGCTGCAACATCGGCATGATGGGGGTGAGGTGCTTGGCTATCTCCTGGTCAGCAAGTGCTAACCCCTGGTGCGCCACAGCATCCGGGTCGCCTCCGGTCATCTGGCTCATTTCGCCCATAGCGCCCATCGCCGCTTTTGCGTGTAGTGAGTAGAACATCGCCAAGTGTTCTTTGCAGTGATCCAGCAAGAGCGGAACGGTAGGCACCGACATGAGCGGGTTCGCCCCATAAATAGGACTTGTGCAAAACAGCAAGTGGCTGGTCAGGTGTGCAATGTGATCCTGTTCCATGAACGCCTTAATGGCAAGTCCCTTGGTGGCGAACACATTTTCATCTACGGGGTCAGCCTCATGTGCTTCGGGGATTGGAGGCAGCACTTCTTTACCAAATGGGAACTTCAGCAGCTTCATGCCGATTTGATAGAGCGCGTTCTTGTCCCATTTCACATTCGGGTCTTGGGTCATCTGCATGACCGCCTGGAACTGCGCGTATCGCTGCGACTCGCTGAATATGTTCGGATCACTAACAGGCTCAATGTCAGAAGTCACTGAAAAGTCTTCAGGGGTCAGGCTGTCGCCTGTAGCCTCGTTGATCTCCTCCAGAACTTCCGGGAACGTCCTATTCAGTCGGCTTATGATCTCAAGCGCCTTTGCCTGCGAGTGGTGAAGGCGGGAGTGAATCGCCGCGTAGGTACTAGACCCCTGTTCTATCAGCGCCATCGTGGTGCCAACCGGGGTTCGGTCGCCCACCTGGGACATGAGTTCTTCGCTTGTGGCGATTACGTTCTTGCCTGCGGTTTCAAGGAAACCGAGTAACTGAAATAGAACAGGGCTAGGCGGGTTGAACGGCATGGGCATGGCGATTTTTTTAATGTCGTCCACGCCTGCCGGGGCTTCAATTTCTTGAATCTGTGTTACTTCAACGGATGTACTCTGCCCGGTGACCCGCCCACCCTTGAGTTTAAGCATCGTCGCAGCGTTATTGATATGAGCGGAGTCCAGTAGAGCACGGAGAGCGCCAGTAAGAGCAGCAGCAATACCGCCAATAAGATGGGGAAGGCCAATACCATAAGCGCCGCGCCAAGGTATGAACTTATATTCGACCATCCAGTCCAGCTTCTTACACTTTGCATCGCCCTCCTCCCAATTGCGGTAAATAGACAGAACTACTTCGGAGTATTCGTCAATAGTGACAATATAAGGGGCGGATCGGTCTGTTTCGCCGTCGTTATCCAGAGACAGCCATGTGTAGACCTCAAACACCCGGCGCAAGCCGTCAGTGTTATATGCGTCCCCGCTTGTGCGCCCTTCCACCTTGTCGGTGGCTTTCTGCGCCTTCGTCTCTTCCGGCATATCGCCCGGTTCGCCAAGATCGTCAATATCGCGGTATAGCCCCGAACGTACCCGGTCGTCGAAGGTCTGCTGAGTTATGTCCTGCACATGGGTAACGCGCTGCGCCCGGTAGAAGCTCCCCGCCGCGAACGGCAAGAGTACGTTGTCCACCGGCACGAATTCGGTTCGTATGCACCCGTCTTCCACCCAGAACTTCTGGTATTGCGATCCGCCCATCGGGGTTTGCGTGAGCAGTTGCTCCAGTTCGTCCCTGTATTCCGGTATTCCCTTGGTCAACTGCCAATTCATCCCGCGAACTTTTACTTCGGCTCGGTCGAGCGAACCTTTGTTGTAGGAACCGATCACGGCGGCTTTCACCGGCCCGTTGTGCGGGAACAATTCTTTTATCGCGCGTGCGCTGAAATCCACGCACGCTTCGGCCAAAATTGGATGGACTACCTTGGACGCACCCTGGAACTGCGCCCCGCCTGGAGCATCCTCACCCAAGCCGGTTCTTCGGATACCCTCTTCGTACTGCTCAATCCGCTTTTTGCGACTTTCCCCGTCGTTCTCCAGCTTTTCCAGTAAATCAGAGGCGATTTCGTCCAATTCTTGGTCGTCAATAACGCTTTCCGCCAGATTCTCGAAAAAGCCTACGGTTTCCAAGCCAGAAGTGTCGTCCAAGTCGAGAATATCCGCGCTTCCGTCCTCGTTTTCGAGAATATTGGGGTCTTCCGGCAAATCGGAGAGAGTGGAGAGATCAGGTACTCCGGCAATGCTGCCTAGAAGCGGGTCAAATGACTGGATTTGAGGCATGGTTTCACTCGAATAGGGGGTAGCGCGTAAAATACCCCGATGGGGGTTTCTTGTCAATATGTTAGTGGGTAATCACTAACACGCGTAAGGGTTCGCTCCTGACTTCCTCGGCGCTTCATAGTCATAGTCTTCGTCCTCTTCCTGCATCACCCCGTTCACCGTCAGCCAGGACTGGTCGGACAGGAGTTTGAGCGCCTGGGTCATCGTGTCCACCGCGTCGTCGTGCTCCACCATTGGGAATGAGCATACTTGCTCAAGGAACGGGTCTGCCCACGTCTTCGACTGGCCGGGGAATTTCTCGCTTTCCGGCAACCATACCCTCCCGTTGGCAATGAAATGGCTGACTGCGTGAAGCCGCTGGGTTTTGTCCGCCCTGCCGGGGTTGTACGCCCGCACGGGGAGTCCCGACTTCTGGAGTGACTGGCGTATGGATATGCCTGATCCTTTGTCCTCGATCAGAATGATATCCGCACGTTTGCCCGGTTCCCCGTATTTCATGTCGAATTCTTCAATCATCCGGTCACGCAAATCATCGAACGTCAGGTGTTCCATCCACACGTCAACCAGCAGCGTGTTAAACACCCCGGCTTCCTGAAACACCCCCCATACCGTGCAGGCGGTTGGGTCATTCTCAGTCTTGTCGGTAAACGCCGTGTCATAGGACTGTATCACGTACTCGAACGCAGGGAGCGCCTTGGCGCTGGGCCACAGCTTGAACCACGACCGCTTGATGATCCCACTCTCTTCCGGGTCTAGCACTTCGGCGTGGATTTCCTGCCGCCCCAGTTTCGTGCCTTCATACTGGGCTATTTCTTTAAAGAAGGTAGGAGCAAGATTCTCTTTGTTCTCGTAAGTGCTGCCCCGGACTATTAGGACAGTGGAGTCTGTTGACGCTTCTTTCAGAAGTTTTCGTATGAGTGGTATAGGTTTCGGGGTAGTCGTGAACATAACTTGCGGGTTTGAACCCAACCGCAGGCCGAACATCATCATGTCATACACAGACTGCACTTTTACCGGGTTACCATCACACCATGCCGCTGCTTCATCACCCCAGCAGAAATGATGTTGGAGGCCACGCAACCGTTCCGGTTCTTCCGCCGATACACCGCTGATCTTGGAACCGTTAGTGAGCATTAACTCGTTCATAGACTTATTGCTGCTTTTTATCATACTCGGCGGTATGACAGAGTACAGCCCGGACTCGCCCTCGAAGCATACACGTCTCAAATCGTTGGACGTTGGCGCAATGACTGTTATGTATGAACCAGGGTGCTTGTATGCGTACCACGCGGCGGCTTCCGCGCCTACTCTTGTCTTGCCCCACCCGCGACCCGCTAGATATAACGCCTTAGTCCACTTGCCGAGTGGGGTCATCTGTTTCGGCCTCGCCTCGGTCAACCACTTCAACCGCCAGTGGAGCACGGCCAGGTCTTCGGGGTGCATCCTGTCCAGGTCTTCCTCGGTCAGCGAAGTCGGGTCGTCGGGTATCCCCTTGGGCTTGATCTGTACGACGGTTCGCACTGCTGCTGGCGAAGGTAGGGTCATGCCCAGGGGTTGGAGCATGTCTGTTGCGAGCTGGGGTTCTTCCACCACCTCAAATTCGGCATCTTTTGGGGGGGCCTCATGCACTTCAAGGGGGGAATCCGGGTGTGTTACCCGCTCCATTGGCACCTTGCCAAACAGATAGGCGGCGAACATGAAGTGCAGGGAGAAGTTGCCTTGGGTGTTCGTGTAGTGCGTACCGACTTTTAGCGAGAACGCCGTGATTAACCGCATGAACCACTCGGTAGCTGCATCTGGGGGGGTGTTTGGTGCAATGGCTTTAAGCACCAAGTCTAACGGCACCCATTCTGACTTTGACGGGAGGAGTTCTTGCGTGACGGTTGGCTGGAGATTGAGCGGGGTCAGGTAAAAGGGATTTTTCGTCAATTCGGTGGCCAGGAGGCTCGAGACTTGCACGTAGGAGTGGGAACTGGCGGCCCCGGTCTTCGCCTTAACCAGTTGGTAGTCCCACCCTTTCAGATATTCGGGCGAGCGCGTCACCTTGTTGGTAATGAGCGTCAGTTGTTCCGCCGTCAGCTTTTCGGGGAACTTGAGTTCTCGGAGGAAGTACCACATAGGTGAGGTGGGTTGTACGTGCCGATCTGTTTTTATTTCTGCAACTTCTCCAGCATGTCCATGATCTTCCCTTTCAGCTCAACTCGCATGGAAAGCTCCGCGCCATCAGGCCCGCTGATCTCTAGCGCCTTCACTTTCGCATGAGCGTACCCGGCAAGTTCTTTCGCCGCGTTCAACCGCACTGAGTCGTCTTTGGTCGGGTCTGAGGCAATCTCCGCCATAATCTCTAACGGATCACCGTAGCGTTTGAATAGGGCTTCGAGCCGGTCTTTTGTTTCAATTCGTGCCATGGTAATTCCGTTCGGAATGAGGGTTGCCTTGAGTTTAGGCGGGGCGGGGGCTGCTGTCAAGCGGGGTGGACGTGGTTAGCCCGCCTTGGGGAAGGTGTACATCTGGTTTTGCTTCCCGTTGCTGGCTTTGTAGTAGCCCTTAAACTTTA